GTGATAGTATTTTCGGGCGTGGTAATTTCAAGGACGGTGGGTCTATTAATCCTTCATATAACGCGATCATGCCCCTGAATCGGATTCCAAACATTGCCAATCTTGATGAGGCAGCCAAGGAACGTTTCACTATGGTTCCCTTTGAGGGACGGTGGTTTAACGAAGAAGAGGCCGAGGAGGTGGGAATTCCAGATGATTATGAGGAACAGGTAAAGGAACGGAAGTATATCAAGGACAAGACTTTTGACAGACAGGTTCCCCGTTTGGCTATGGCTCTACTTTGGTTGTGTGTTGAAAATTACAAGAAATACAAGGAGGAAGGCCATACAAAACCAGAGTATATCAAGACATTTATGAGGGAGTATTGGATGTCTAATGATCCGTATCTTTGTTTCATTGACGAAATGTTGGTTAAGAAAGAAAAGGAAAAGCCATGCAAGAAATGCGATGCCGAAGGTTGTGAAAAATGTAAGGGAAGAGGATTTAAGTTGGTTCCTGATAAGAGTGTTGGTTTGAGAACCAAAGAAGTTTTCCCAGTGTTCAAGAAATGGCTTAAGAAAGGTGATCATCACCTGAAACTTCCAAAACAGGGTGAATTCACCACTGTTATGAGCACCCGGGACAAGATGGATAAACAGGAGAGTTGGCAGTGGAAATCATGGACTTGGAAGGAAGATGCCGTCGATAGTGATGATGATGAATAAATTTCATTTGATATAAAATGAAAATTCCACAAGAGTTTGTTATAGAGGAAAGTGATGCTGTTCTTGGAACGACTACATCTAAGGGTCTGATTAAGAGAGGATTGGATCCACCTGCTAAAATGGGTAAAAAATAATGAATTTATAGCTCTTGTCAATGGTTATAAACCAATCATTTCTCAGGATTTCAAAAAGTTAAGGAGAAAAATTCTTGAACATCCCGAGTTGGCTAAATATGTTAGAAGCATCAAAATATATATGATCAAAAGAGTTAAACAGTTAAGTGACGGAGAAAAAATTGAAGCCGCTGAACTGTGGATTGATAAAAAAGAATGTAAACATGCTCTCCTGTTCAGTTTTTTTAGAGAAGGATATACAGATGATATTAAACTTCTTTTTGATAAGATGGAAAAACTAGATAGATCCATTTCTGGATTTGCATATCATTATATTATTGGAACTTTATATGGTTACAGGAAAAGTTCAATTAGAGGGTACTATCTTTCTAGTTATGTGAAAACAGAAAGTGACTGGGAACCTTTCAAAAAGAGTAAACAGTACAAGATCTATCGAAGAGATTATCACAAAATGGCTAAGATTTGTGATGAATGGTTAGAGTATATGATGGATAATTCAAAAGAATTTGGGGAATATGTCAAAAAGAAGAAGGGTGAAGTGGAATTATTCACTTTGTAACATCTAATTTATGATATTCATAACCTATTTTTATTCCTTCTTCAATTTATTTTCGAGATGTGCAAAACACACAAGATTAACCCCCCTCCCTCTGTAATATTCTGTATATATCTTTTATAAAATTGATATTTTTATAAAACCATTTCTCTTGAAATGGTTTACACTACATACATTATTGAGAAATACGCTCATAATATCAGGGCTCTCAGATATATGGAAAGTTTTGAGAAGGAAGAAGATGCATATCTGACTCTTGGTTTAGAACTGTATAATTATGATAAGAGCATTTTTGAATGGGTAATTGGCGATGGTCCATTTGAAAATTTTTCAGAATCTGAGGATTATCAGTTAAAAATTGCGTCTAACTGGGAACTGATGAAAAAGTTTCTAATGTATTTCAATGATTTACAACTATTTGATACCAGTGAAGAACCGGGCATCCATTTTGGTGTCAAAGAGACTTAAATTTATTCTTTTACATATGTTAACTCTAAAATTTTTATAGTCGGTATCTCCATCTGAGTAGATAAAGTAATTTATAATCATCCCAATTGGTTGTACCCCCTTTCTCTGGTTTCCAAAATATAGATCCAGTGCTAGTCGTTCATTTTCATCAAGTTTTCTTCTATCTTTGGTTCTCTGTTTTTTGAGACGAAGTACCAATTCTTCTTATTTTTTATTTCACATGAAATAAAAATTAGTCTAGTTCTAGATTATCATCGAGGTGAAACTTAATAAATTTACACCCTTCTGGTGTTTCAACACGTCTTCCGGTTTCCTTACTGTATCTTAAAGCCAATGATGGTAACAAACCATATGGTATGTCATGTTTAACCTCATCAATAAAGGGTAAAAAGTATTTGATATTTGGTAATTTCCTCGGTTGTTGTTTTCTTGTCAAGAAGTTCCTTGTACACAAGATAGAATTTTTCAAAATTCTTTTCTCCAATGGAAGTGAGTTCTTTGCGAAGTTCTCCAACCGTTTTCTTCTTTTCTTTCTTTTCCTCATAAGGAGGTGGAAAATCCACCGGAACAAGTTTCTCCTTCCTGGTTTTACGACGAAACATGTTTTTCGTATACATGTGCTTTATTTAAATATTCAATTTTATATTATTAGGCTTCTTCCAAAATTCTTCCTTTCTTTGGAACGACTAGTTCTCCCTTCAAAAACCTTTTCACAGTACTGTCAATATCGTCATCCTCATCTGGACTGATCAACTCTCCCTTCAGAATCCTGGTCACTGCATGTGACATGGGACACTTTTCGACCATCTTTTGCACTTCCTCAACAGAAATACTATTTTCATCTTGTTTTTCCTCTTCAAGTGCACCTTTGTAACAATCATCATCACTAAAACCAGCTTCTCGCAACTTGAGCATCACCTCAATTCCCTTATCACTCAACTGTGCTGCCTTAACACAAATTGGTCTTTCAAAATAATCGTACAACCAGATCATACGGTCAGAAAACTTCTTTGGTATCTCTTCCGACATTTTCTATAAATGAATTTCCATTTAAAATTCATTTATAGAAAATGCCCTACATCGCTTACTATATAAATATTGAAGACAATCAAATTGTATTTATGAATAGTTTTGCTTATCACTACCTTGGGAGATACCTTTTCAAGAATCTATGTGATTTTTCCATAACTCCAATTCATGATGATCTTGAGAACAACGAAGGGAAAAATTGGTATACACTTTGTATAGAGAATATCGAGAATTTTGATGAAAGGTATCAAAAGTATAGGGAATTTGATCATTTTTGTGTCGAATTCAGTAAGGAGTTTTCAAAGTGCATTCCAATTATCAAGGAAGTCATCAAGGAAAATAAGGAAGATTGTAACAATTATACCAACTTTGGTGTGCATAAGAGTTAACGTGTATTCTGATTATCAAGGGATATTATAATTTTTTTTCAAAAATATATATATATAAAATGGTTTACATTTATATTTATCCACTTGCGATACACAATCCAAATGATTTTAAACCTGAACTGATCTCAAAACATACTGACAAAGAATGGAGAAAGATGCTTCGAGAGCTAAGGAAAACTTGCAAAGAATATCAAGAAACATATGGTGTATATGTTAGGAAAGTGGAAAGATTCATGGACAATTTTATTGGTGTCAATGCCGATATTGTAGACCAAGATAAATTTTCCAAATGGGGAAATGATCTGGAAGAGGTATTTTGTGATTTCCTAAATCACGATCTTTATCACGGCGGATACCCATCTTTCTATAAGGACAATTGGGAAGGGGAAAAATACATTGATAGTTTTACATGCCTATTCAGCCCATGATATAATATTTAATATTATATTAATCTTCGGGATCAAACCTATGAGCGGCCTCATAACATATTTTCTCAGAGAATCCAGATTCTCTCAGCCGAATCATGTTATCAATTACCCTATCTATGAATCTGCACCCCCGCTTGGATCGAAAGATTGGGTGAGAAGTTTTCGAATCGATCTAACCACATCTGAATTATACTGTATGATAGAATTGTAGATATATTCATCTTGCATTCCGTCAGCTTTCAGTTGAAGAATCTCAGGGTATCTCTCCTCATCAAAATGTATACAGCATTTGTAAGCCCAGCGACTATTCATCCCAGATTCTATCATCTTGACAAAATGTTTAATGAGTTCTGAATCCATATTCAAGGATACAACCCATATTCTTTATCCTAATCATTGTATCAATCTTAGAAACCTCACCCATTTTCCTTATCTCAGTTAAGTATAGAAAATTCAATTTCAGTTTAATATCTCCGAGCCTTAAAAAGGATGAAAACCGTTTACAACGTCTATATTGATGGAAACAAAATCGGAAAAAGTACCTCGCGAACAGAGGCAATCGAATATCTCCAAGAAAATTACGATCATATTCTACCTCATCTAACATGGGAACCACTTTCAGGTGGTGGTGTTGACTGTTGGGGAAATGGAATTAGTGAGATTATGGTTGAGAAACATCATCCAGATGGTATAGATCTTCTCTACTTGATTAATGAGGATGAGAAACGTACCAAGGAGAGTGAAACAGAACCAGAAGAAGAAATTGACCATGAAGAACGAAAGAGAATGCCCTTCACACCGCGTAGAACCAACCTGAAAACGAAGAAAAAGAAGCGAGTTTCAGTAGCCAAGGAAGGTGAAATTATGGAAGGTGAAGATGGTAAAAAGTATATTGCTAAGAAGATGGCCAACGGTAAAATGCACTGGACCAAATATAATGTGAAAACCTACAAAGGTCCTCCGGTTAAAAGTAACCGTAAATGCCCCGGAAAACCAGCCAAAGAATTTAAGGATGGTACGGTCAAAAAGGGCCTGGATGGAAAAATGTGGGTGGTGACTGTGATGACAAACGGGAATGTAAAATGGTCACGTAAAAAATAACAAATTAAAAATTCTCTTTTTTCTAAAAAGAGAAATCAAGATGGGTAATGCTATTGCATATTACTATGTAGATGGGGAGTTTGATAAGAAGAAACCAGTTTCTCCAAAGGTGGAGAAGAAAAAGAAAGAAAGTCCAAAAAAGAAGAAGGGAGCCAGTCCTAAGAAGAAGAAAAAGACCAAATGAAAATATTTAAAATGCCAATTTCATCTTAAACTTTTAAGATTAAAATAGCAAAATTGTTATAGTGTTTCGGAAAATAAAATAATTTTA